TCTTGGGTGATGATGCCCTGAAGTTCTGCGTCATCCATCGGCTGCATGGCCGCAATGTCAGTACTCAGGGGGGTGTTGGTGATCTCGTCGGCGTTCATTGGGTGCCCTTTGTAAGAACCACATACATGGAGTCCACAGCGCGAGGCGTGCGGATGATTACTTCTTGGGGCAATTCTAGTGCTTCCCCCACCTTTGAGAGACGCATTTCGAGACTTGTCAAGTCAAATCTGTCAGTCCAGCCCAGATACCAATGCCAGTCTGTGTAATAAGCCCAAGAATTCTCATTAAACGCACGCACATGGGTCGGGTCTTGCCACGCCCCCAAGCTCAGGTCATACGGCACATGGATGTGCATCTGCCCGCCTGGTCGCAATAAATCCTTGCAGTTGGTCATGGCCGACACCAGGTCGGGGATGTGTTCCAGAACATCAAACGCCAAAATCTTGTCGAACATCCCGCGCTCGACACTGATCTGCCCCAGGCGCGTGTCCAGCACCTGGCCCCACTCGATGCGACTGATGTCCACCACCCAATCCGCACCCTTTGTCGCCTGGATGTCGGCGTTGAGGCAATCCTCGCGCCAGTCCTTGCCGGACCCTAAATTAAGAACCAAACCAGGCGGCGACATACTCTGGCCGGTGTTCTTTGAGCCATGGCATTGCCTCATCGTGCAATTTCTGGGCATTGAACCCGATGGTGTTGCTGCCGATGTGGTGGACATAACTCGCGCTGATGAAATGCACATACCCGCGCCGCCTTGCGTCTTGGCAATGCACATCGTCCGAGTACCAGTTCAGCGGCGGGAATCCCTCGCCGAATGCGTCCTTGCTCACCCACGCAAAGATCGGGCTGACCTCCTGGGCCACCCGGATCAGCCCCTCGCTGGGATACTTGTAGAAGTTCAGCGTCTCATCGCCCTCGCGGTTTCTGACATTCTGAGCAGGCCGCGCAGCGTCACTCCTTGAGGCCACCCACCCCGGCCCAGGGCGCACGCTGTTCATGGTCTTGATGATGCCCACATCCTCCATGAGCAGCCGCACGCTGTCCGGGGTCAGCACAATGTCATCGTTGGCGACCAGCACCTCGTCGTAGTCCTTGAGCGCCGCAAAGATGACCTGGTTGTAGTCCTCGCCAAAGTTGCGCGGCTTGCCAAATATCTTCAGGTGCGCGTCGAACTTCTCAATCACCGCCTGCGGCCCACGCAAATAGACCGGATGCTCCGGGGCGTACTGCCGAATGCTTTCGAGCAGCACCGGCAGGCCCGCGCCACGCACGGTGGCAATGCAAATAGGGATCACTTTTTCGCCCTGTTCCTTGCTGAAATCGCTTTAGCCTTGGCGCGTGCGTCCTCCTTGGAACTCGCGCCCCACGCCTTGAGGGACAGCAGCAGCCGGGTCGGCTCGCCCCCTTTGTACTCAGGCCCAGGCATATTGCCCATGCGGGCCAGGAAGCTGGCCCTGCGCGGGTTGTCGCCGGACTTGACCGGTGCCTTGAGGTCCATGCCCTGCGCCTTGGCGCTGGCACGGCCCTTGGCGTTCAAGCCACCCGCCGGGTTCTTGCCCTCGGCACGCTGCCACGCAGGGGTCTTCACTTCTTGCCCTTTACGGGTTTGGCCGTCTTAGCCGCTGCCTTAAATGCTGCAGCCGTTGGCGCGCCCTTTGTGCCAGGTTTTCGCATCTTCTCTTTGCTGCCTGCAGCAATTCTTTCGCGCTTTGCATGAATGTTTGCATATAAGCCTTTCATTGCTCTTCCCCTTCTTCGTCCTCTTGCTCACCCGTGTTGGGGCCACCCACCACCCATGCGTCGCAGGTTCTACTTGCGGCGCACTTGAAGTCGAAAATCTCGCAGTACCCCAGGTCGGCCAGCTCCACCACGCCCCACGGGTCGGCCTCGGGGCCGATGCCGTTGACGATGCACTCCTTAATGTCCTCGGACACATTGAACGCCGCGCAGTTGCCGCACAGACTCTGCTTGGCATCCTCCACGCTCACATCCCAGGTGTCGGCCTTCTTCATCCAGAAAGCATTGTTTGGCAGCTTCGGGTTCTCAGGCCCGTAGGCCGCGCTGGTGATCGCCTTGGCCCGGTTCTTGAGGTTGACCGTGATGTCCAGCGTGGCAACGGGGCAGCTCTCGCCCTCATCCTCCATGCCCTCATCGCGGTCCATCACCTGCTCCATGGTGCGCTTTAAGGTCGCCATCACTTCTTCCCCCGGTTGGTGGCCGTCCTGCTGCCGCGCTTGGGCAGCGACTTGCCAGATTCACTCATTGCAATGGCGACCGCTTGGTCGCGGCTCTTGACCACCTTGCCCGAGCCACCGCTGTGCAACTTGCCAGCCTTGTACTCACCCATCACCTTGCCAATTTTCTTCTCGGCCTTAGTCATCTTCATGGCTCATTCCCCATGTGGTTGCGGATGCCTGCAATTATGCGACTCTGGACAAGTTTCTGCGCAGGGGCTGGCTCCACTTGCTGCTGGCCGCCGACCCGTACATCCCCATGACCGCATCTCCGGCAAACGTCAGCACAAACGCATCGGCCTTGTCGGGACTTGCCAGACCCCTCTTCCTGATCTCGTCCTTGCCCTCAATCTGCACCTTGCCGTTGCTGGTGAAGCTGTACCGCACCGTCGCCAGCTCGGCAATCAGCACCTCATCCCTGACCAGCGTGCAGTCCCTGGCCTCAAGCCACGCCTTGGCCCGGTACCACAGCTCGGCCTTCAAATTCCTGTACGTCCCGCCCATGGCCGGACTCTCGGCCACATTGATTCCCCTGGCCGGCAGACCCAGCTCACGCAGCCGGTCCACCACCCCCGCCCCCAGGCCAATGGAGTCCACCAAAATCTCCCTGGGCTGCTGGCTCGGGGCCAGCGCCTGGTACTCAGCGACCACCGCCCCGGTCAGTTGCATCAGGTCCAGGTTCTTCCAGGTCTTGATCGGCTCGGTCACCGCATTGCCCTGCCTCTTGCACAGGGCACTCCTGTCAGACCCAAACCTCGCCACATCCAGCCCCCAGATCACTGGCGCATGACTGCTCGGGGCCACATCCCGGTTGACCGCATTTTCCAAAAGGTCCATCGGGATCACCGTGTCATCATCGCCCTTGGGAAACTCCCCCAGCACCCGGATGCGGTAGACGTTGCTGTCCTCCCCATACCTGGTCCCCATCTCCTGGATGTATTCCTCGGACACCCGTGGCGAGTCGGTGCACGCCACCTGGAAGGTGGTCCACTCACCAGACAGCCTGGTGTGGGTGTCGTAGAAAAAGCCTGACGATCTCACCGGGTTGCCCAGCAGCAGCGTCACAGCGTTGTGGCCAGACATCGAGCCAGCAGCCGCCTCAAACACCTGCTCGGGCACACCGCTGGCCTCATCGGCCACCAGCATCACATACTCGGAGTGAATGCCCTGCAAGGCTTCAGGCTGCTCGGCCCTGCTGGTCCTGGCACTTATAAACATCTCAGTGGGCGCGGCGTTGAACTCGATCCTCTCCTGCTTGACCGTCAACAACCCCTGCAGCGGCAGCGGCATCGTGTTGATCCAGCGTTTCAATTCCGCAAACATCGCGTCATATAACTGACTGCTGGTCGGCGCGGTCACCACCACCTTGACCGGGCTGCGGGTCATGAAATACCACAGCATGGCCCAGCTGCTTGCGGTGGACTTTCCCACCCCGTGGCCCGACCTCACGCTGATCTTCCTGTCCCCCCTGGCAATGGCCGACAAAAACCTCTCCTGCCACGGGTCCGGGTCCACCCCCAACACCTCCTGCACAAACAGCACCGGGTCCGGGTGGTATCTGTCCACCCACTGCCTAAATACATTGTCTTTTGCCATGGAAGGCAATTATGCGCCCAGGTACAGCGCCAGATGCACCACCACCAAAATCAGCACCACCAGCGCCCCCACCACCCACGGCAGCACCTGCCGGTCAGCCGACTGCAGCGGGTACTGACTCTCCCGGTTAATCCTGATCGGACAGTCCCGCCCCTGGCGGCAGTTGCCGAATTCATCGCAGCAGTTCACTCCTGCCCCCTTGCTCTAATAGCAAATGCACAATAAACAGGCCCAGCACCCGGCCCTGCTGCTTCACACACCTCTGCACAAGCCTCACGCTCGGCAGAAGCAACAAGGGCGGCGAAGCGTTCAAGATTGACCCAGAAGTCCTCAAGGATTCCGCGAAGGTTTTCGTCGTCAGTCTCAAACCGTTCTGGATTCGTAAACCCAGCCTCCCGCGCCATGCGCATGATTTCTTGGCGGGTCATTTCACCCTCCGCACTACCCAGGACGGCACCGGGTCAGGCACTGCCGGTAGCACCGGCGGGGTCATCTTCTCTGAAGGTGGGGTCCATCCGTACTTGCGCCAGGTGGACTGCACATCCGATCCACTCGTCCACCGGTAGTCCGGGTGCCCGACAGGGATGTGCGGTCTGGTCAACTTTGCCATTCGTCTCTCCTTTTAATGGAATTGCAGTTTAAGGCAAGTGGTTCGATTTTTACATAGTTGCAAAATTTTTTTTGAAGGGTGTTAGGGCGGTGGGTGTTTGACGCCGCCACAGCCGCCCCCGCCGCTGGCCCCACCGGGGGGGGGGTCGCCGCCGCCATCCCGGACCGGGCCGCCAGACCTGTCCACAGCGATTTGTCCACACTTATCCACACCCGCCTGTGAATAACTCAATCAGTAATGCCCAAGCATTAGTTATTCTGTGGATAACTTTCGGTCAACTTAACATAATGGACATCGTAGTGCGTCAATCGTCGTTTGTGAGTGCTTGAGTATTCGTTCCTGCGCTACGCTTGCGCAGGGCATCGAGCGCCAGGCTGCCCAGGTCAATGTTGACCAGCGGCTGCTGTTTGTCGCTGAATTCCTCGGAGAGCTTCGAGGCCAGCCACGCACGCCTGTCGCAGCGCAGCTTGGCGAGCTGCACCTCCTGGATCGTCGCGGCGTCGGCGATGTCGATGGTCTGTTCGGCTAAACTCTGCCCTGCGCGCACACGCGCACGCGCGTAAGCGGCCTGGCGTGCCTCGCCGCCTCTTTCGACCCATCGGTCAAAGGTCGTATTCCCGACCCCCAATACCTTGCAAAGCGCGGAGATGGTGCCGCCCGATGCGATGAATTCCAGTACGGCGTCCTCGCCCCCGAATGCGTGGATGGCCTTGTTTGCGATGCTGACCTCGGCCTTTTTCTTTTGCGCCGCAGCAATATTGGCAGCGCCCTGATCGGCAATCTCAGCCAATGAGTTTCTCGCCATTCAAATACCCCTTAATGATTTCATAGCCCTCATCGGCAGACCGTGCGACGATGCACAGGTAGCCGCTGTTGTTTAATTGCAACTGCACATCCTTTTGCTCTTTGGACTGCTGCCCTGTTGCCGTTTTCATTTCGATGAACAGCCCGTGAAAGCCTCCACAAGCCTCCAGGACGCACAAATCCGGCATCCCTGGCAGCACCCCCTCACCACGCAGCCTGACGCGTTCTGAGGCCGTTCTGTCGCCTCCGTTGGGTATCGCCGCGATAAGAACGTCCGGGTAGAACGCTCTGACCCGCTGGACCAGCTTGACCTGCTCTGTGTGCTCAACATTTTTCCGCTTGCGTTTTACTGCAACCACCATGCGTCGGATTCTACCGACGCTGATTTGGCCTGGAACATATGGCAGCGGTGCTTGATGCCTGCTGGGATGACGGCCATGCCGGTTTTGGCGCACTGGGTTTCGGTCCAGGTCACGGTGGCCCAGCCGCCCCTGATCTTCGCCTGCTCGAACATCCAGCGCAGCGGCACGGCATTGACCTTGCGGTGCTTTTCCATCTGCTCAGACGGCATCGACAGCCTCTGCACCACTTCTACCGGATTAGCGCATTTTTGACACAAAACCCGGTCGTCATCGACCCAATCACCATCCTGTGGATAACCTGTGGACAACTCAGTCACATGGGCCTCCATTTGCCTTCAAAAAACTGTTAACCTTTAAGTTACTTCTAATCCGGTAGACCCCAAAGGGAATTTACCGCCTTACCGGATTAGACCAGCAACCCCCAATTTCCACCAGACTGGCCTGTGGATAAGTGGGGCTAAACGCCCCCACTTAATCCCCAGAACCTGCCCTTGTCTAATCCGGTATACCGGATTACTACCGGATTACTACCGGATTACCGGATTAGCCCAGTTGCACCCACCCACTGGCGCCTGGTGCAACCCCAAACCGCTGAAATATGGCCGCCCCGACGGCCTTCCTGGCATACGACTGATCGGCCTGCGGCACTGCCTGGTAGACCTCGGTCCACTCCAACTGGTAGGCACTTGCGAGTTCTTTAGGCACGGTTGGTCGGCCTGGCCCCTTGCGCATGATGACCTGCTGGCGCTGGTTAATCAGGCTCTGAATGTAGTTGCAGGCAGCGTCAGCGGCGTCTGTGATCTGCTGCTGGCGCTTGTCGTTGACCATCTGTTCCTGAACCTGGCGGCGCTCATCCTCGGACGATTTCTGCGGCGTCACCAGCAGGACGGTCTGCTCCTGCAAGTTGCCATCCTCGTCAACTGCAATATCCTGGAACACATCGGCATCGAACCTGATTTCTCTGTAGTTGGGTTGGTAGCGGGTCTTGACCAGGCGCAGGTATCTGGTCTTTGACTCATCTTCAAACAGCACGCCGGTCAGCGTGGCATCCCCCGTGAAGGCGCTGGCCCCACGGGCCATGGCGTCGGAATCTGATTTCGATATTTGTTTGTTGGTGTGGGTAATGATGCAGACCGGCGTGTCCAACTGAATGTAGATGGTCTGCTTGATGGCGGCAATGTAAGCGCCAACCTCCGAGTTGTCGTTTTCGTTATCGATGTCCATGGTGGCGTTGGCAGTGTCCAGCACCAATAATGGCCTGATGCCATCGACCGTATGGGCGATCACATTGTGCGCCAGGGTCAGCAGGTCTTTGACGCTTGACCGCTTGGCGTCAATGACCACAAACCACCTGGACAGCTCAATGGGGTCAATGCCATAGTGCCGCGCATAGCCGGTCAGCGTGCGCTCGATCTGGTCGGCGTCTTCGCTCACGATGATTGTCTTGCGCCTTTTATTGGAAATGAGCTGGCAGTCCCGGTAGGCGATCCCGGCCATGACGATGGCAAGGGACATGATGGCCGTGGTCTTGCCAATCCCCGGCTGACCGGCAATGACACTGAACGAATGCGCCCAGAACCCCTGGATCATGTAGCGGATCGGCCTGATGGTCCCAATCGACATCTGCCTCTCATGCCAACCCAGCGGCGCAGGCTCATCAGGTGAGCCTGACTTAGTAATGATGCTCTGGAAGTCCTCAACAGCGGTTTTGCGCTCAGTGGTTTTTGTCGGGGGTTGGTAGCCGTTCTCCTTGGCAAGATGAAACAGCGTCCCGAGGGTCACCCCCTTGCCCTGGTGAAACGATTTCCAGTGGCTGTCGATGTCCTTGTCGCCCTGGTACTTACTGCCCTTGGATGACCAGGAATTCCAAAGTTCATAACCCGTTGCGCCAAATGCCGTGTGCAGCGCCTGACCGATCTCGATCCAGGTCTGGTACTCGCAATCAGGGGAGACAAATTGCAGGGCCGTGGAGGCTTTTTGCAGGTCGTCTGAGGGGTTGGCAAGGGGATGGATGACTGCGGGGGTTTGTGGGGGTTGTTGGGGCGGTGGCGCTATGCCCCAGGATGCGAACAGGTCATCAAGGTCATCGACCTCGATCAGCTCGCCTGAGAGTTTGTGCCCAGACAGCAGCACTGACTTGCCCGCGCTGTTTTCGAGGCCAAAGACCTCGACCTCCTGGCCCGCGGCCAGCTTGTACTTGGGCTGGATGGATGCGGCCTTCTTGGCAATCAGGAAGATGTGCCTGCCCTTGCCGGAGACGGAGATTTCGGTCAGGACATTGTTGGCCCTGACCCACTCGGCCATCTTCTTGATGGCAATGTTGGTGGTGGTCTGGGAATTTTTGAGGTCCACATCAAGAACCACCAGGTGGCCTTTGCCGGGTATCAATGCCGCCTTTTGCAGCACCAGGCCCAGGTAGTGGCCGGGGATGTGGTCCATGGCCCAGATGTCCTCGGCGGTAAAGAGCGCCTCATCCGGGGTGTCCCTGGCGACGCCTTTGCTGCCGTCCTTTTTGTGGGGGATTTTCTTGTGGTTGTCCAGCGTGAAGGTGCAAAACTTCGCCTGCGGATAGGCGTCGCCGAGCTTGATGGCAACAGCCTGTGACCTCTCGAATGCTGGCGTATCGGGTAAAATAGACACCGCAACTCCTTTGATTGAGACTCCTGCCCCTGCACCAGTTAGCCCTGGCTCAGGGGTTTTTCTTTTGGGAATGGGGATTTTAGGGGTGGGGTGTTTTGGCCTTCACCAAACTTGCCTCCGCCTGCTTCACGCCGATCAGGTCTTCGGACACCTCGATCTTCAGGTCAGCAATGGCCGCGGGAGACTTCAGGCTGAACGCCTTGGGGTGGTCCTTCAGGGCGGCTGCGGCCAGCTCCTCTGACTTCCAAAACCGGGTCTTGCGCCCTGGCTTTAAATTCCATCCACTAATAGTTTCACCTGCGGTCAGTTGCTGTTTAGCAGCGCCGATGACGGCCTCGGACCAGTCTTGGGCCAGGTGGGCGAGGTCCAGCATCTCGGGGGTGATGGAGGTGTCCGGCGCAAAGTCTTTGCGGGCGTTGTCCTGGACCTGCTGGCGCAGGGATGGGCAGATGGTCTTGGCTCGGCAGTAGCGGCAGGCGTCAGGCGAGGGGTTAGTGGGCGCGTCGGGCGACAGGGCCAGCTCGGCAGCGTTGCGCAGGTCATGGCCGTGGGCGATCAGATCGACCCCGCTGACCGTCCACTTGGAATGCCCTGCGCGGGGTTGGAAGATGTGCATGGTGCAGGTGATGTCGGCGGGGGCGTTGAACTGCCGCATCACGCCCAGGGCATAGGTGAGCAGTTGCTTGTTGTTCTCGGCCTCGACGGGTACTCTGCCGGTTTTTAAATCGCAAACAATTAAATGATTACCATCCACCAGCACAGCGTCAGCCGTGCCACCAAGCGCAGGGTGCAGGGTTTTAAGACCTGCATCCACGTTGACCTCAATCAACTTCTTGCGCGGATTTTCTACAAGGTTGTTGATGAAGTTGGCGTATTCCTGCGCCATGGCGATGTGATCGGGGTTGACATCAGGATCATCGATCTCATGGCCGTTCAAGATGCGCTCGGACAGTTCATGGATGGCCGTGCCGATGGCTGCTGCCTCACCTGGTGGCTCATAGGGCATGAGTGCTTCGAGGCGCACAGATCCTGGGCAGGCCATGAATCGCTCTGTGCGTGATGCCGAAAGACGGGCATGGCCTCGGGTTTTGTGGTCAATGGATGTGGTCATTTCATTCTCCGCAGTAACAAGGGATGGATTCTTCATTGGGGTCAAACATATCGTTCTGTGACTTTGCGTAATCGGCCAAAGCCGTTCAATGATTTCAAATGGGTTGGACATGGTTAGATGATTTGACTGATGATGTTCTGCTTGGCCAGCACTTTTGATAAGACGTTATGGTCCAGTGATGCGCGGATGGTCAGGATGTAGATGACAGGTGGAATGCCTGATTTGTTGATGTTTTCGACCCGGCTGGACGCCTGCTCGAGCGCACTGGTGGACCATGTGCATTCGACAAAGACAATGGTGTCGGCTGCACTCAGGTCCACGCCCTCGCTCATGGCTGCGATATTCCCGATGATGCACTTGGTCTTGCCAGTCTGGAAGGCATCGATGGCCTTGTCCCGCTGTGCGCGTGGGGTGTCGCCGACCACCACCGCCGGTTTATGGACAAACAGTGCATCGACCAATTGCGCCACCACATCCTTGTGGTGCGCAAAGACCACGACAGGCTCACCGGCCTGCAAGAGATCATCAATGAATTCAGCGGCCATGGTCACCTTGCGCATACCGGCCTCGCGCATGACCTCGGCCAGCCCCTCAAACGCCATGAGGGCGTTGGGGTTGGCAACCAGGGCATCAGCGTCGAACGCCTGCTCACGCTTGTCGGTGGGCAGGTCAAACGTGATCAGACTGACCTGCGGATCTTTGTAGTCTTTGAAGACGTCCTCCTTCTTGCGGCGCAACACATGAGGCCGCATGAGCGCCTTGAGTTCAGGAATGTTGGACGCGCCAGAGACATCTAATCCCCATGGCGCTTGCCACATCTTGGCGTAGCGTGCGGCGAAATCAAACCACCCGCCCCTGTAGATGCCCAGGCCGTGCAGGATGGGCCACAACTCGATGGGGCGATTGGGTAGGGGTGTGCCACTGAGGGCATACACCCGTGGCGTCATCTTCATCAGCAGGCTCGCCGCCTTGGTCCTGGCCGCCTTCGGGTTCTTGATGCGGTGGCACTCATCGAGAACCAGGGTCTGCGCCTTGCCAAGGATCAGGTTGGGCAGCAGGTCGTAATTAACGATGATGACCTTGTGCCAGCCGACAGATGAGGCATCCTGGCGGCCATTGATGACGCGCACATCATCACACCCCAGACGCTGGAATGCCGCCTCCCAGACGGTCTTGGCAATCGCAGGGCACACGATGATGGCCGGGAGGTGCTGCAGGGCTGCAGCGGCTGTTGGAAGGGTCTTGCCGACCCTCGGCTGATCGGCCAGGATGGCCCGACGCTTGGTGAGCAGGAAGTCCCTGGCCTCGATCTGGTGAGGGAGTAGGTTCATGGCGTTTTCCTCGGTTTCTCGGTTGATGGAAGTTGCATTGTGCATCCAGTTGCGCTAAACTGCAACTGCTTCACCAACCTGGTGGGGCTGAAAACCGACAAACGCTCACATGAAGGAAACCGAAAATGGGCACACGCGTTACAACTGGTGAGGTTCGCACCTCTTATTTCAGCGCCTTGCACGCACGCAAGAATGAACTCTCCGGCAAGGATGAGTACAGCACGCAGATTCTGATTCCCAAGACCGACACGGCGACCATCGCCGCCATGAAGGCTGCCGCCAAAGAGGCGCTGACCGCCAAGTTCGGCGACAAGATTCCGAAAAATGTCAGAAATCCTTTGAGGGATGGTGACGTTGAGACTAAGCAGGATGGCAGTCCATTGGGCCGCGAGTATCAGGGCCACTTCTTTTGCAACGTCAAAAGCACCAGCAAGCCTGGTGCGATTGACTCGCACGGGAACGACCTGATCGGGGCTGATGACATCGTGAGTGGCGACTACATCCGGGTCAGTCTTAACGCCTACGCCTACAGTCAGGCAGGCAACAATGGCGTCAGCTTCGGCCTCAACAACATCCTGCTCGTCAGGAAGGGTGAGCCGCTGGGTGGTGCTAAACCATCGGCGGCAGCCGACTTCGGAATCTCCAGGGGCGCTGCTGCGCCGCAGGCCGAGACTGCCGATTCAGACTGGTGATTTCTTTTGGTCAATGAGCTGCAAGAGCGCCTGCTCCAGCGCATTGACCGATGACCACATCGGTTCGACAGCCCCAGACAGCCACCTGCTGACCTGGGGCTGTTGTATTTTGGCAAGGTCACAGACGGCCTTCATCTTGATGCCGTGCTCTTGCGCCATGCGCCTAATGTCGTGGACAGAGTTCATGGGGGCATTTTACTTGGCAATGTTGTTAATTGTTGACAGGCGTTGAAAAGTATTTGACCCACTGGTGAATTCAGTCCACAATTAATTTCACCATTTCAAACGGAGCAAACGATGGAAACATTCTTGGATTACCTGACAGCCATTGTCATCGGCGTGGCGCTTGCCGCCTGCCTGTTTTATGGGTTGTCGGCATGAAGACCATCATGGAAATGGCCGATGAGGCCCACCTGCCGCCATGCCACCTGACGCACCCCAAGGCGCTGCTGCGGTTCGCCAATTTGGTCGCCGAGCGCGAGAGGCAGCACTGCATTGATCTCCTGGAGGGGCTGCACGCCTGCCAGGACAATCACAACTATTACTTGTATGCCAGCGAAACCCTCAAGCAAATCAGGGGCAACAAGTGAAAAAATTTGTGCGCAACCTGCAGCCTGGTCAGCGGTTCACGCTCTTGCGAACGGGCGAAAAATACCGATTCATCCGGCGCGACCACAGCACCCCATCGGGCACTCGGCACGTTGTGGTCCTTGATGATCCTTTCATCACGGCCAGCAATGTGCGAGAAACCACCCTTCATCATTCATGCCATGTGTGGCTGGAGACGCAATGAAACTCAAAGACGCCACCCTCCCCGAGCTGGAGGTTGAACTTCTCCACGCCCTGGACCGCGCCAGGGCCGTCTCGTGGCAGGCCCATGAGGTCAGGAGCGACCCTGCCCGCCAGTGGTCAATTGATGCGGCGTGGCGGGCCGTACACTCAGCACAGTGGAAGATCGAGCAGGTGAAAAATGCAGCACAAACCCAATAACCCCACACCAGCGCCGTGGAGCCTGGTGAGCAAGATGCGCGGCATCTACGATGGCAAGGAGTTGCTGCCCTACGATGGCCGTCCAGGGGCCATGGATGCCTACAAGCTGCCCTCGATGCACCAGGGCAAGCCACGCAAGAGGGGTGAGTTCAAATGAGCGTTACGCCTGCCATTGATGCGGCCATCGAGCTGCTCGACGACATCCTCGACCCCGAGGTGTCGGGGCACGCGCTGCCGCAGGACATCCGCAACAGGGCGTATGTCGCCCGCGAGATGCTGGAGCGCCAGCGCCGCCGCCAGATGCGGCTGTGGGAGAGAAAAGAATGCAGCGAGGACTGAAGCCTCGCATTCGTCCCCGGCTTGAGCAGGTGATGCAAGACGGCATCCCTCGCTGTGATCGGGAGCTGATGCGGCTCATCCACTGCGGGCGCAGGTCGGTCCAGCGCGTGCTGGTCGCCATGCACAGCGAGGGGCTGCTGCACATTGAGGGGTGGATGCAGGCTGGGGCCAGCTACAGGTATCGCCCGCAGTACGCCTGGGGCGCTGGCGAGGATGCCCCACCACCGCCACTGACCGGCAGGGACAGCACGACAAGGGTTCAGGAATTTCGGGCCAAGATGAACGCCGATGACCGGGACTTCGCCGCCGCCCGCAGGCGGC